CCCAACGGCGTTTTAGTGCAACAGCGCCGTGCTGTGCAGAACGCTCCAAATGATGAGCATCCCTTGACTCCAGCAGTTTTTCAACAGTGCTGGGGTTTAGGAAAGACTTCATAAGAGCACCAGGTCCGGAAAGGTAATCTGTGCGATTGACCTCCTCAGGCGCCCACCCCTCTACTTCAAAAGAGTGGAGGTCGGGATTCCATCTGTTGATGGTCCGTAGCCCAAGAAACGAAACCCGGCCCAACACTGCACTATTTCTCGAGACCCAGGGAAGATTCCCTAAGTACCGCTCACATGTTTTATACATGAGCGTGGCTGTGCTCCAGTAACCTTTAAGATAAAACAGGTTTGCTGTAGCTACCCACGAGATCAAGCGTTCGTGTTGTTGCTTGTTCTCAGGTCGAGGCTTTCTAACGTAAATCGGAGTAACCGACTCACCGTAGTAGGCATCAACTCCGCACGACTCTCGGAACTTTCCAGTCACGAAAGTCTTAGCGTTATTTACCTTGCAGTTGTACTTTCGCAGGTAATCGAGAACAATGGTCGCATCGCATGCGGGGACTATAATATCATCCCCGTATACGTGTATTCGCTTAGAAACCCTTTTGAGATTCCTTCGCGTTACTGGAAGATTATACTTCTTTAGTCGGGCCATTACACATATCGTGTAAAAGTACATGGCTTCGACAGGGAAGCATAAAGCACTTCCCATGGACGCAAATTTCTCCAGAGGACCAACGAGTTGACCATCCGGCATCATTGCGTGGGTCGATCTACATGCTTGAATCGCATCCCATAAGTCGGAATTTGACTCAAACATCATCATAGCAACGGCGTTTGGTACGCGATCACTTGCTTCTGATAGGTCGATCGTTGCTAACCGACCGTATTTCGAACCTGTTATCGCTAGGCTCTGGTTGATTTCTTGGTCACGAAAATTTATATGACCTTTAGTCAGCCAGTATGACTCGATGACAGAATAAAGATAGTCTCGGAGTCCTTGCTGTGCATACTGCATACAACAAGGCTCTATAGCGATAATCCGTGGGCCTTTCAAGTCCTTAGGAACAGGAGTCACCCTAACCGGGAGCTCAAGCTCCTGGCATATCACGCTTACATTATCGAGCTCCCGCTGACCGATAACCGCAGTAGAATACGCGGCACCGATTAGTGGGAAGTAAGGCTCGAGGCGTTCATGCCACAACCGCCAACGGTACTTCTGATTTCCTGAAATACCTTCAGCAGTAGCTCCAGGTCCATGCCCAGGAGTAATGCGATCAAGGCTAAAAGCCCTAAAAGCATCATCCCATAGCACACGAGAAGTATGATAAAAATCATCAAGCTCCTCGTCTTGGAGTAAGAATTCTTGAAAGGACTGCTCTGTCTTGATGTAATCCGCGAGCGCCTGCTCCTCCCTTTCGGGTTTGCAGTTAAACTCGATCTTCTTGAACGCCAGGCAAATCTGTCTGACGGAATCAATAAAAGATGAGTGAGCTCTCGAAGCAGTATTAGGATGTACATCAATTAATTCTCCAGTCTCATAGTCAAACACCTGACTCACCATACCCTTTAGAAATGCAGGGATTGGTGTCCATGGATCGGCCTTGATAAAAGGACGAAACAGGGTAGAGTCAATGAAGCCTTGCTTAAGCGCGGTTTCGAAATCGCGCGCAAAGCTAGGAAGGGTGATCGTTAAGAACGAATCGCCTTCGTGCTTGACTCGTGACCTAATTGTCATCAGGTCACGTAAATCAGAGACACCAGCGACACACCCGGCAGTAGCATCTTTATAGATTAGCTCTGCCAGCTTCAGTAGATCACTTACGTTGCTTTTCATGGTCCCTCTTATAAAACGGAGGTCACCATCAAGCCACGTCTCTCACCGAGAGCCAAATCATATGGATCTGACTACACTGGCGGACGCGAAGGAGCCATCGCAGGTTTACGCGATGCTGCTTTCTTCTTAGGCGCGGGTTTTCTAGACTGGGTCTTTAGGATCCCAGTTT